CCTTAAGGACACTCCCCCGCCCGGCCCCGGCCGGGCTCCTGAATGCTGCAGAAAATCATGAAGACCATCAAGTCCGCCGACGCTATCGCCTGAATTCAGCGGCGCCGATAGGCGTCCGCTGGAATGACGGGTTGGGCGGCACGGTAACTACGAAGAGAGGACATTGCGATGCAGATCGTGAAGCTGGATGTGAAGGATGGGAGGGGAGAAATCGAGGTTGCGGTAGCTGATATTTTCGCGGCCCGCAGGCTTGAGGAGTTTTTCAAGTGGGCGCTCGATGCAGGCAACGAGCGTGACGAAATATCTGACCTGTTGCACGACATCGGGAATTTTGCGCACGACCGCAGTACGGGGCCGGCTGTGCCTGACGCGCTGTGGGAAGTGCGGCGCATGGCGTACCGGGAGTGACGCCCAACGCCAAGATCGACGCCGCCCTCGCAGGCGGATGCGAAGAAGACTGGAAGCCCCAAGTGGAAGCGGTCATTGCCTACTTCAACAGCGTCTCCGGCATCGGCCGCTTCTGGGCCGCCGAAGACCTGATCTGCGTCGTCAATACGAAGACCGGCGTGCGCATTGACCGCGAGCTTTCCAGCGCCATCATGGACATCATCACCGAGTAAATCATTGACTTTTGTTGGAGAAAATTATGAGCACCTACGCCGTTTATGCCAATGCCGCCGACTTTGGGCTGATTGAAGCCTCCGACGCGCAAGAAGCCCGCGACATCGCCGCCCGCATGGCTGGCTACGAATCCGAAGGTCAGATGGCCGAGACCTTGGGCCAGCCGTCCGAAATCGTCGCCAAGCTCATCACCGAAGAAAGCATCCCCGCCGGCGCCGTGGCCTACAAGTACGCAGACCCCACCGAAGGCGCTCGCTGGATCCTCTCTCAGGAGGAGGCCGACGAGATCGCGGCGGAAGACCCGTCCCTGATCATCGCCGCCTGACCATGGGCCGCCCTCGCAAATACCCAGAGGGCTCCACCGGGTACGACAGGGTCGCGGCGGGTAATGCCGCCCTTGTCCAGGCTGGAGGCGCCCGCAAACAATTTCTTTTCCGAGCCGAGACAATGCGCGCGCTGGAGTCGCTTCGCCGCACGCGCGGAGGCACCGATACGGAGATCGTCCAGTGGGCGATTCTGTCGGCTGCGGAGCGTTCCTGACGCGAACCTTACAAAAACCTTGCATCAACTGGCGCGCTAGCGTACTATTTTGCTAGATTCGGGACGATAGAGCGCCCGGCACGATTCAAGCCAGCGAAAGCGGGCTTTTTTGCGTCCTCATCCGGTCGTGCGCTTGGCCGTCTCGTTAGAGCCCTACATCCACCATGACCGACACGACATTCAGCATTGTCTATGACGGCGAGCCAGTTGCCGAAGGAACCATTGATGCTCGGGATCTTGCGCCTGCATTGTTGGCCTTTGCCGATCTAGTAGACGAAGCGGCTCCGTTGATTGATCCAAATCTTCCACGCATCTCTGTTCGCGTGCGCCCCGATTTTCAGAAGGGGTCATTTGAAGTCCATCTTGAGCTTGCGAACCTCTACGCCAAGTTCGTGAGTTTGTTCTCCGGCCCGGACGCACAAGCATGGAGTTCGTTCTTTCAAATTATTGGTCTCTCGGGAGTGGCCGGTGTATTCCAACTCGCAAAACACTCAAAGGGGCGAAAGCCAACCAAGGTAACGATTGAAAGGAAAGAGACCGTTACGATTACCTTTGAGGGTGATGATCCAATCACCGTGGATAATCGCGTTTGGCAGCTCTTTCAAAACATCCGAGCGCGAAAGGCGATCGAGAAAATTATGAGCCCGCTCATCGAGCGTGGCTTCAACCTATTCAAGATTCGCCACGGCGGGAAAGAGACCCTTACCGTTTCCGACAATGAGGCTGGTTTCTTCGTGGCTCCTTCAGAGCACGAGGGCGAGACAACTTCTGAAACCGAAGCGCGTGTGGTCATCGTTTCGCCATCCTTCAATTCCGGAAACAAGTGGCGCGTATCCGACGGTGCTCGGACGTTATACGTCGCAATTCGTGATGAAGCGTTTGAGCGTTCGGTTCAGGTTGGGGAAGAAGTATTTCGGAAGGGAGACACACTGCACGTCACGCTTCAAACGACGCAATGGGTCGAAGACGGAAAGTTGCGAGCGGATTATTCAATTGCAAAAGTTCATCGCCATGAGCCCGGCCCTGAGCAGCAGAAGCTCCTGTAGGGCTCTAACCCTTCGTTGCAGGGGACGCTCCGCCTATTGGCGGCGCGTCCCTGAACTCAAACGATAGCCGTCACGACGTCGAAACGGCCATCCTCAAGCGCGGAAATCTGCTGTTCCAGCGCATCCCTGTCTAGCTCAGACTCCTTCCCGCATAGCTCGCATGCGATCCGAGGGTCTTCGCGAAGCTCCATCACAAGCGCTGCGTTGAGCGTGCCGCAGTAAGGGCAAGCGATTTCGATGCCGAGCAGCTCCAGGGGCAAGACGTGTGACATGACAACTCCCGATGGTGGAGGAACCTTTCATTGTAGGTGGTCAGATGGGCCTGAGTGCAAAGCAGCAGCGTTTCGTTGACGAATATCTCGTCGACTTGAACGCGACTCAGGCTGCCATCAGAGCAGGCTACAGCGAGAAAACAGCAGGGGCGCAAGGCTTTGATCTGCTGAAAAAACCTGAAATTGAAGCCGCCATTGCTGAGGCGATGAAGCGCCGTTCGAAAAGGACGGACGTCACGCAAGATCGGGTCGTCAAAGAGCTTGCCGCGATGGCGTTCTACGACCCCGCTGACCTGGCATCTACTCCGGTCAATAGCCCCAAAGACATTGCAAACCTCCCCGAGGACGTGCGCCGATCAATCGTCGGATGGTCGTGGGACAAATTCGGCAATTTCGTCCTGAAGCTGTCCCCTAAGACGCCGAGTCTTGACCTGCTGGCGCGTCACCTCGGGATGCTCAGAGACAAAGTGGAGCACACCGGAAAGGACGGCGCCCCCCTCCTTCCCCCTGTGTTCAACATCGGTTTCGACGATGGCGGCCCCGGCGAATGATCTGCTTCCCCCGAAGCTTCGCGACCTGTTCTTTCGGCCGGGAAAAGACGGAAAGCCGATCTATGTCCCGAGCAGATACAAGGTTCCGTATGGCGGCCGTGGCGGGGCTAAGTCGTGGGGAATAGCCCGCGTTCTCTCAGTCCTATCGGCAAAGCGCCCGCTTCGTGTGCTGTGCGCTCGCGAGTTGCAAAACTCGATTCAGGAGTCAGTGCATCGCGTCCTTTCTGATCAGATAGAGGCGCTTGGGCTAACGCGATACTTTGACATTCAGCAGCAGGGCATTTACGGAGTCGGGCCGGCAAAAGGGACGGAGTTCATCTTTGCCGGTATCCGCAACAACGTCACGAAAATCAAATCCACGGAAGGCGTGGATATCTGCTGGGTCGAAGAGGCGGAAAAGGTCTCTGAGGCGTCGTGGAAGGTTCTGATCCCGACGATTCGCAAGCGCGGATCTGAAATATGGGTGTCCTTCAACCCCCACGAAGAACGCGACCCGACGTTTCAGAGATTCGTCGTCAAGCCGCCGCCGTCAAGCATGGCGCGGGTCGTCAAAATCGACTGGCGCGACAATCCGTGGTTTCCGCCAGAACTTGAGCTTGAGCGCAAATACGCGTTGTCTCTGATCGAAAATGCTCAGGATGACGACGAGCGTGCGCAGGCTCAGGCCGACTATGACCACGTGTGGGAAGGCGCAACGATCAATCAGACGCAGGCGGCAATCTTCCGCAAGCGGGTTGTAATCGAGGCGTTCGACACGCCTACAGACGGCAGCGTCCGTTTCCACTATGGCGCAGACTGGGGCTTCGCCACCGACCCGACGGCGCTTGTTCGCTTCTGGATCGCCGACGACACGCTGTACATCGACCGCGAGGCGTTCGGGTACGGCGTCGAGATTGACGAGTTGCCGAAGCTTTTCGACACGATTGAGGGGTCGCGAGACTGGCCGATCAAAGCAGATTGCGCGCGACCGGAAACGATCAGCTACATGCGCCGCCAGGGATTCAATATCACTGCTGCGGACAAGTGGCCTGGCAGCGTAGAAGACGGAATCGCGCACATCAAGGGCTTCCGCCGCATCGTGATTCACGAGCGGTGCAAGCACATGCAGGAAGAGGCGCGACTGTATTCGTACAAGGTTGATCGCGTTACCGGGGACATCCTCCCCGTAATTGTCGACAAATGGAATCACGGGTGGGACGCCGTACGCTACGGGCTTGATGGCTTTATTCAGGCGCGAGGCGGTGCAGGCGTTTGGGCTCGATTGGCTGAATAGGAAACAGGAATAAAATGCGCATCCAGAACACCACGCTTGCCGACATCCGACTCAACTACCGCACCGGCCAGACAGTTGTTGTTCCGTCTGGACAGTATGTCATCCGCCCCGCTGGCGACACCGATTACCTCGACGACACCGCGGTAACTCTGAGCCTGTTCTCTTCCGGCGCCCTGGTGCTCTACAACGACGACGGGTCTGCTTATTCCGGTACTCCGCTTCCTAGTGCCCCTTCCGCTCCTCCGGCCACATTCCCGGTCATGGTTACAACCTCCTCGGATGGGGAGATTGGTTTTTCAGTCGGCGTCCCCATTATCAGCCGGTTCCCCGGATTTTCCCCCTCGATCCTCGCCAGCTTTGTCGCCGGCACCACCGCCACGCAATCCGGCACGA